TAAGATACAAAAAAGACTACCAAAAGAGTGGCGACCAAAAACACAAAGAGGATTGCTTTCATATTACGATGACTTTGAACAAGTTAACATGAAACAAGGTAATTGGCTAGTGTTGGCTAGAACTAGATTTATGTTGAATGCATTAGAGGATGTTCTGTATTCAAAAGGTATTTACTATCAAAACAAATTTAAAAAGAATTATGAACAAGATCTTTACGATGCGGTTGTAGACTGGGAGAACTTAAGAAAAGGTAGTTTAATATCTACAGATAAAATAAATAGAATAGTTTCTTACATGTCACCAAAAAATTATCAAAAAGAACAATTACAATATTTAAATAAAGATGCACATTACGGTATTGATGAACTCTATAAGAATAGAGGTCTAAACACTAAAGCTGTCTGGTATGAATCGTTTGACAATGCACCAGAAAAGAAAGTTAGATACATAAGAAGAATGAGAGAGAATGGAGAAGAATTAAACAAATCACCACGTATAACACTATCAACAATACACGGTGTAAAAGGAGGCGAACAAGATAACGTAGTTCTCTTGACTGACCTTAGCAATAATACACAAAGAAACTACGAAAAAAATCCTGATGATGAAAATAGATTATTTTATGTCGGAGCGACTAGAGCGAAAGATCATCTACATATCATCAGACCAAAAGACATATACAAAGGATATAAAATATGAAAAACACATACAAGAAACAGATAGGTGGTGACCACTACCGATCGATGAAGATCCAGGCAAGTGAGTTTATAAATAAAAATAACTTGCCCTTCGCGGAGGGGAATGCTATTAAGTACTTGTGTAGGCACAAGCAAAAGGGACAGAGGGAAGATTTATTGAAAGCGATACATTACATTGAAATGGCTATAGATAGAGACTACGGCGATGACACAGCCATACCTCTACCAAACGGTTTTACTCTAACGGAGAGTAAATAATGCAGATACCTATCTTTAGACCACAAACAGAGTGGTTACCACCAACAGACTTTCCAGATCTT